GAACGCACACCGCCCCCCGGTGCTGAAGCCGACGCAAGCGCACACGCCGGGGCTTTGGCCGGGGCTTCAGCAGATAGCACCAACGAACTGAACGCGTCAGGCAGCGGCACAGGCACCGCCACAAACGAAGGCAACAACAACACGACGCACAACAGCAGTCAGTTTTTCGCTTTCAGTTCGCGGCTGCCGGGGGCGGGCGAATGCTTTGGCGCAGTTGAAGGCGGGGGCGGCAGCGGTTCAGGCGGCGGCTTTCTTGGCTGGCGGCCATTAAATAATGATTGCTGGTTTTCTGCGCTGGCCGAAGCTGAAGAAAATGTTCAGGTTCGCGCCCGGTTGAAGTGCGCAAGCAAAATGTTTCGCAATGCAATTGCATATAACGAACCAAGAAAAGAACGGCAAACGTATTGCGTCGGTTACATGGTGCGCACTTACGTTGAACAGATTGAACACGAACGTTCACAGGTTCAGGCAATGCTTGACGCGCAAACTTTAATTATTCAAGACCATGTAAGCAAAGAAACCGAACGCACGACGAACACGCTGACGCGCGTTGTTGAAACGTGTTCTGATTGTTACGGTGAACATAGCAAGTGAAAGAAACTTATTGTGAATCGCAAGTTTGCGAACACATTGAATTTCACAAAGGTTGGTATGCAGTAAAGTTGCGCAAGCGAAGCGGTTGGCCTGACAGGCTTATAGTTGGGCCGGGGCCAACCGTTTATTTTATTGAGTTTAAAAAACCGGGCGAACCGCCTGAACCAATTCAAAAGCACGTTCACAAATTGTTGCGTGCGATAGGGCTGAAAGTTTATGTTTGTGAAACAATCGAAGGCGGTAAAAAAATCTTTCGAAGAAATTTTCAGGCCGCGCCCGTATCAGATTAAAGCAATTAAATGGTGTTTAAGTCGGCCTGCCGCTGCACTGTTTTTGAAACCGGGGCTTGGCAAGACTGTCATTATTCTTGCGGTCTTTCACATACTGCGCAAGCGCGGCATTGTTAAAAAATTGTTGGTTGTTTCAAACCGGCGAATTATTTATAACGTCTGGCGGCAGGAAATTGAAAAATGGAATCTGCCGTACACCGTTGCACTTGTGCATGGCGGGTACAAATCCAAACGCACGGGCAAAACCAAAAAAGAAACCGCGCTTGAATCCGAAGCTGACATTTATTTAATCAACTTCGAAGCGGTGCCGTGGTTGATTACAAAGGCGCGCGACATGGCGAAGTTCGCCGGGGGCATGTTGGTTGCTGACGAAAGCGTGAAGGTCAAAACATGGATGAGTCAGCGCACGCAGGCATTCAAAAAACTGTTGCCGGTATTCAAACGCCGTTACATTTTAAGCGCCAACCCCCGGCCAAAATCAATGATGGATTTGTTCGCGCAAATTTACATGCTTGACATGGGAAAGGCGCTAGGCAGCGGCATAACAAAATTTCGAAACAAATATTTTTATCAGTACGGCGAAAAAGAACACGGGCTTTATGGGTTGCTTGAAGGTTCTGAAAAGAAAATATACAAAGCAATTTCAAAGCTGGCAATTTATTTTGGCGAAGACGAACTTGACTTGCCGCCAATGGTGCCAGTGCCGCGCTATGTGACGCTTGAAAAGAAAGCGCGCGACATTTACAACAGCCTTGAACAAAACATGATTGCGCATTTGAAAAGCGGTGCAATTACGGCGGTGAATGCTGGCGTTGCAACCGGCAAACTGCGGCAGATTGCAGGCGGTTCAGTTTATTATCCGTACAAAGCAACCAAACTTGACACCAAGAAACCGAAGCGCGGCAAATTCGAAGTCATTCACCAAGAAAAAGTTGACGAAGTTCTGCAAATCATTGACGAACTAAAGGGCCGCCCGGTGTTTATCAGTTACGAATTTGACCATGAAAGGCTGGCGCTGCAAAAAGTGTTAAAAGAAAAAGGCGGCTTGGCTGCGCCTGCAATTTTTTCTGACACAACTGACGCAGCGGGCACACGTTTAATTGCGCAGTGGAACCGGGGCGGGCTGAATCATTTGCTTGGACAATCGCAAAGCGTTTCGCACGGGTTGAACCTTCAGGAAATTGAAGCCGCAGTTATTTATTTTTCTTTGACATGGGACTTTGACGCGTTTGACCAATTCAGGCGGCGCATTTGGCGGCAAGGTCAGGTTCACCCGGTCTTTGTTTATTACATATTATGTGAAGACACCATTGACGAAACTATGTTTAATGTGCTTAAATTAAAAAGTGCGTCGCAAGAAAGAATGTTTAAGGCGCTGCATGAAAGGTACGTTAACCCACATCAAAAAGGACTATTCAACATGGCGACCAACAAAGCAACGAAGGCAATCAAGAAAAAGATTGCCGCAACGAAACGGAAAAGCAAGGCGACGCACAAGAAAGCGAAGCCCAACGCCCGCAAGAAAACCAACGCGAAGCGCGCGAAGGTTAAACGAAAGACGGCAAACAAAAAGGCACCGACGCGGCGCAAGGTCGCAAAGAAAAAGACGGCCCGCAAATCAACCCGGCCCGCTGGCCTGAAGAAAGGCGCACACAACCCGAAGTTGAACCGCACCGCTGACGGCCTGCGCAAAGGCAGTCTTCAGGCTTCGATTGTGGAAATGGCCCGCCGCAAAATTGGCGTGACCATTGCGCAGCTTATCGCCAAGCACGACACAAGCCCCGGCAGCGTGCGTGTGAACGTGTCATTGCTGAAGGTAGGCAGCACGCACAGCAAGCCGTTCAAGCTGACGTGCGAAGACGGCAAATACAAGCTTCGGTAAAGGCTTGCAGCACGGGGGTTCACCGGGGGCGGCTTTGAACAGCGCCCCCGAATTTCATTTAAAAAGTGTGAACTGCGTCACATACATGTTAAACGAAGTTTGGCATTATGGACACTCAAACAAAGGAACTCTGACATGACCAAGCAAATCTCTGACCACGCAGCCGCAGCAAAAATGATTCGCGTTGAACTGAAGAAAAACGGAATCAAAGCCCGCGTCAAAGCTTCAACCGCTTCAATGACTTCAAGCGTTGACATTTACCTGACTGACTGCCTTGCCCCGTGGACACTTAAAGAAATCGAAATTTTCTGCAACAAGTTTCAATACGGACATTTTGACGGCATGGTTGATTGCTACGAATACAGCAACACCAATGACGACTTGCCGCAAGTTCGCTTTGTCTTTGTTCACAATGGCCGCAACGACGACGACAGGCAACGCGCTTATGATTTTTTGCGCAGCAACTTCGCCGGTTATGAAAACGCGCCGACCAAATACGAAGACGCAGCAAACGAAATGTTTGGCAGCGAATGGGTCAGCACCGAAGTTCACCAAGTTTTAAGCGGTTGCATGGATTCACGAATTGCAAGCGGCCTGAAATTTTGGGCGAAGCCGAAAGTTGAAAGCTTCGCAAATATGTAACCACACCGGGGCGGCTTCGAAAGCGCCCCAACTTTTAAAGGAACTCTGACAGTGAATATTTATACGATAACCGAAACGCACATTTCACCCCGTTCAACTTTCATTGGCACGACTGTTGTTCATACGGGCAGCAACGAACGCGCAGCAATTAAAGCTTTTGACAAAATTGTTGACCGCGAATTGCCGAAATCAAAGAAAGCTTTTGACCAACCGCACCGCACAATTTTCACGCAAGGCGGCGGCAGCAAGTTAATTGTGACGTTTCACAAAAGCGTCAAATCTTAAAGGAATTCTGACATGAGCAACGTTAACGAACTGAAAAGATTTTTGGCCGACAAGCGCGCTGGCGACGTGTTTGAAATTGCAACGTCACAGTATGCCGACAACACGACGAAGCCGGGGCACAGGTTTGACTTTTACAGCACCGGGCAGGCAGTCAAAAGCCTTGTTAAACAAGGTTGGATTGAAGCAAATGACCGTTGGCGTTATTCTGACGTGACTGTTTTGCGCCGCGAATGGGCTGCCCTGACTTGCCCGAAATTGCGCCGCGCTTATAAAATGGTTTGCGACGCACGCGAAATTTTATTTGATGCTGCCGACAACCCTGACTTTCGTGAAGGTGAACGCGACGCAGTTGCAACATTTTGTGATGCTTTAATGGATGCAAAAGACAGCTATGACACGTCAGAATTTGACCTGAAAGGCAGATAAACAACGCATGTCAGAGTGCGGGGCGGGCCTTCGGGCCTGCCTTTTTTCGTTTAATTAAACGAAATTCTTGACCGGGTTTAAAAAGTGTGACATGGTTCACATACGGATTAAACAAACTTTGGCATTATGAACGCTCAAACAAAGGAACTCTGACATGACCAAACGAACCGAAACACTTTTTTTCTCACTGACGAACGGCGACACCTTGCGCGTTTCGCTTTTGATGCACAAAGAAATTGAAGACAAAAATCTTTTGTGCGACACGTTTAATTTGCCGCAGTCATACTGGCCGATTTTCACACGCGCATTCAAGGCGGTCAATTCTGAAATGGCGTTGAACGGTTTTGCTTATGACGTTAAACAAACTGACGGCATTGTTGCTTGCGCAAATTCACCTGAAGCGTTGGCCGAATTGCTTGAAGACATTCAGCTTGACGAAATGATTGCGCAACAAGGCCGCGACGCAATTGAAAAGCAAAGCGGGCTTTCGTAACCAACCGGGGGCGGCAATGGTCGCCCCTTTTTTTAAAGGAACTTTGAAATGCGCCGCAACGGCAAACTGAAAATTTGCGCCAAAGACATTGGCGAAAGTGCAAGCGGGAAATCAATCCTGTTTGAACTTTCGTGCGGGCGCAAGTTTTGGTTGTCGCAACGTTGGCTTGACATGGTGCCGGTTGACGACACGCTGCCAAGATCGCAACAGACGTTTGAATACTACGCGCCCCGGCACATTCTTGTCAGCCTGAACTTGCATTAAAGGAACTCTGACGTGACTGACTGCGAACGCTTGAAATTTTTCACTGAACTTGCGTGTGTTGCAATGAAGCATGACCCGCAAATAATGTGCGCCCTGATTGCCAGACTTGAACGGCGCATTGAAGCCCGCAAAAAGAACACCGGCAGCGGTGCCGCAAAGAAAGGGCCGAAAAACTTATTGGCCGCCGCCGCCAGTGTTCAAGGCATCGCCGCTTAACGGCTTATTGTTCGCTTCTTTTATTCTTTCCAACTGGCGCGCGTAAAATTCAACGCTGTCTTCAAGACACGCAGCCCATTGGTCAAGGTCAAAAATATAAAATGAAAGCGTCGGCGGTATCTGACACGGCGGGGGGTGTTGCAAAAGCTTTTCGTCAAGCGGTGTGCGAACCGCAACTTCAACTTCAATCGTTTCGAATTCGGTTATGACTTTCGGCCCTGCGGCGCACGCCGTCAACCATACCGGGGCAAATATCAGTAATATTAATTTTGGCGAAATCCGCGCACGTTGGTTCACGAAATACTTCAACAACATTGTCAGCCTTTTCATTTGCTTTAACCTTTAAAAGTTCACGTTCAACAGTCCAAGCAATGACGGCATTCTGTTGCGCAGTTTCGTCGGCGCGTCTGCCGTCAATGCACTGTGAATTTTGCAATTTCAAAAAATCAATTGCGCCTTTGTTTGCGTCGTTAGTCTTCACGCACTGCGCAACAGCGACTTCAAAAAATGCGTTTTCTGTTTTCAAGTTTCCAACGCGCCACGTTTGCAGGGCCGCAGCGAACGCGCACGCGACAAGCAACCCGGCCAAGACCGGCTTCGGAATGAATGCAAGAATGGCGTTCATATTATCGCGTCACAATTTTCAGGCGCAGGCGGGTCTTTCTTGACTGAATTGGTTGCGTTGCGAATGATGCAAGCACGCTGTCGGCCAAGCCTTGAAAGTGTGCTGCCTAAATCGCGCTTGCGTGTGTTGGTCAAATCGCTGTCACCGTTCGCCGCAACATACAGTTCAAGATTATAAAGTTGGTCTGCCGTTTTTGCCGTCGCCTTTGCATTTTCGTTTAACTTGTATTCGTTCAAATGCGTGACAATCAGCGTGCGCGTTTCTGTCACCTGTTCAGTTATGACGGTATATTGTTCTTCGGCAACCGCCTTTGACAAAAAGAATTGTCCGAAATAATCAACCGTCCAACCGTTGATTTTGAAACCGACAATGACCAAAGCAATAATACCAATCACGGGCAACGTCACTTTGGTTTCTTTTAACTTGTTCCAATCAACGGGTTTCGCAGTCATTGTGTTAAACCTTTTCCTTTGTCCAGTACGCCGCCAAGTCTTGCACAAGCGTTGTGATTAAGCCGCCAACTGCCAATTCAAAACCGGGCGGTATGCGGTCAAAAATGTCAGGGTTCGCAATTGCAATTAAACCAAACGCAACCGTGACAAGTTTGCCTGCAATAATTCCCGCCTTCACTTTTCGCGTCGGCGCGTGTGTGTTCTGATTAATTAAAACTTGATTTGTCATTTCGTTTAACCTTCGTCAAACGACCCTTTCAAATATTTCGAATTTCAATTTCGCATTCGTCGCCGTCAATGTGTTGCATGACGCGACGCATTGCCTTGCCGGAACTTGAAACCATACGCCCGTTCGGGCTGTCGGCATGATACAACCCCGGCGCGCAACAGCCAACAATTTCATTAACCCAATTCGCCACATGCAGCAAAATCAAATACCGCCCGCCTTCAGGCGGCATGTCGCCTTTCAGATAGTACACGCCAAGCGCCGGGTTTATTAAAGCAATCACCTTCGCGTTGCCGTGCGCTTCGTCGCGCGTGTGCGGTCTGGTTTCGTAAACGCCGGGGGGCACGCAGCTTTCAAACGGCTTGCCGCCCGGTGTCCCTGTCGGGTTTTCAATCCACGGCCTTTCAAGCCCCGCCAGCACCGAAGCCCCGGCCAACGTTAAAAAACTTTCGCAGTGCGTCACCGCTGACGGCTTGCGTTCAATCAGAATTCGCTTCATTTTTTCTTTCCATATTGGTCAAAAGTCAGATCCACCGTTTACCATAATACCGCCTGAGCGTCCCTGTGCTGGCCGTTCGCCTGTAACCCCCGCCAACCGGGCACCTGACAGGGCCGCTGACGGCCTGCTATGCCCTGCCGCTGCCGTGCTGCGCCCCCGTTCGGCCAGACAGGGCCAATCAGAAGAAATCGGGGTGCGCTTCGGTTGGCGGTGTGAACGGTGCCGTGTACCGGGCAAAGCCGTCAGTGATTCGCACGTTGTCAAGATACGCTTCAACGTTGCCAGCGCCGCACGCGTTGCATTGCTGACCAAGCACAAAGAAACAAGTCGTTGGAATAAAAATAGTGCCGGAATTTACAACGGTGCCTTGATCCGATTGCACACCGTTCAACCAAGCAAACCAATCGTCATTTTCACGACACACGGCAATGTGTTGCCAAGCGTTTTCAGGCACGCCGTTCGTGGCACCCCCCCAAGACTGTTGTGCAAGCACCGTGTCGTTGTTTGAACCTGTTAAAGAAATTAAAAAATCCATGCGCCTGTTGCCAGCTTCAAGCGCCCAACGCCATTCCCTGTCTGTGAAATCCCAATTGCCAAAAATTTCAATGACGCTTGTGCTGTCAAGAATAAAAATGTCACATTCAACAGTGAAGTCACCCGTGAAAGCGTAAAGGTCGCCCGCTTGTGTAAAGAGACTGAACCAACCGGCATTTGGCACGCCCCCGGTTTCTTTAAAATAAATTGAACGCGTGCCAAACTTCGCTTGTGCAATGCTAATTTCGCCGTCAAAATCGCCCGGTTGTGAACCGCCGCCGCCAGCCCAATCCATGCGCGGGCCAACTGTCGGCGTAATATTTTCTGCGCCAACAACGCCTTCTTCGCACGACATTAAAAACGTGACGTTGTTAAACTGCGGGTCGCCGCCCGGTGTCGCAACCGCAACGACAATGTTGCCGCGCTGATATTTTTTTAAGTTTCTCATTCGCCTATTTCGTCAGCCGCGCGTTCGTAGTCTGCCGCGAACGCAGTCAGTTCAGTTTGCAATTTTTCAATCACGCCGCGCATACGTTCGCGCCCGCCCGGTTGTGCGCCGTCGCCTGTCCAGAATTCTAAACTGATTTGATTGTTGCAGTCACGAATATGAATTTCGCCGCGCAGCTTTTTGCCCTTCAATGTTATGCACGAATGCAATGAAGTCATGCCGCCCGCGCTAATGTCGGCAAGCGGCCTTAAAAAAAATCTGTTGTTGCGTTTAATCATGTGTCAAAAGGTCGCCGGTTGTCGTTGCCCGCATTCCATTTTGTGCCGCTGACAACGTTTCCCAAATCGTCAAGCGTTTCATAAACAATTTCTTCAGCATCGCTGTTGCCAAATGTAATATCTTGCGGGTCATACGTCGCGTCAACCGTTTTGAAATCGTCAATTATTTCTTGGCGCGCATTGTGACCCATTAAACGAAACGCGACTTCAATAATTTTGTCGTCTAAAGATTCAACCAACAAATAACGTGACTTGCCTTGCAAGAAAGCGGGCAGCGCAACCGCATGGTCAAGCGTGCCAAACTTCGTTGTGCCGCGCGTACTCATAACGCCAGCGGCGACAGGGTTGGCACTTGAATGAACAGCAACGTCATTAATGAAATGCGTGTAACGGTGTTCGCCGTCAAACCATTCGCACCAAAAATAACCGGGCAGCAACGGCATGAATGCGTTGGCCGCAGTGTCAACCGTAATGTCAAAGAAACCGCCAGCACCAAGCCCGCGCACGCTGTTCATTGGCCGCAAGCAATATCTGCCGTCAGGCACCGACATGCCAACGGGGCCGCACAAATAGCCCAACGCTTCAGCAACGTGAAGCTTGTTTAACAACGGGCGGTCAGCCAAATCAACAAGCGGATAAATTTGATAATCGTATAAATACGGGGGTGCAACTAACATTTTAATTAACCTTTAAGTTTGAATGTTCGTAACGTCAACAGTGAAAGTTGTACTGTTGCCGGTGTCAGCAATTTCGCGCACCGTGAACACGCCAATGACTTGTGTTGTGCCCGGTGTGCGACCCTTGCCGCCTGACCTGTTTACATTCCACGCGCGCGCAACACTCATGTCAATGAACACGCCAACGGCAGCCGCTTCGGCTGACCAACTTCCCATTGACAAAGAATCGCAAGCGACTTCAAACAATGACGGCGTGCCAAAGCTGGCCCATTCGCCAGTGTGGTCAACGGGCGCGCCCGCGTCGTCATTTCCCATTAATATATTTGTCAGGTCGTGACGCTTGACCATTTCAGTTGGCGTGCCAACCGTTGCTTCATTAAAAATAATTCCGACGTTGTTCGGGCCAGCGCCGTCAGAATGTAGAATGACAACGGGCGAAGTCACCGAAGGGTTAGGCTGCGCGCCGACACCGCCCAATGCGCGAAACATTTTTTGCAGCGACATTTTACGTCAACCCTGAACCTGCAATTTTCCACGTTGTTGCGCCAACTTTTTGTGCAACCGCCATGCCGCCCGCCGCAAGTGTTCGCGTGCCGGTGCTGTTGTCGGCAGCAAAAATTAAAGTGTCGGTTGTAATCGCAATTGAAAAGCTGACACTGCCGCTGTTATCCCATGCAAGAAAAGTTCCAATTTGATACGCGACTGCGCCGCTGGCGGGAATGGTCATTGTTTGCGCAGCGGTTGAACCCGTGAACGTTGTCGTCTTGCCTTTGTCGGTTAAAATATTTGTGCGGCTTGCGACAACAGAAATTGTTTCAGAAAGCGAAGGGTCAATTAACTGGTCAATGTCAGTGTCGTCGGTGAACGTCAAACGGTTTGGCGCGCTTGACCGCACCCACAATTGCCCAATTCCTGCAACGTTTGTGCCGGGGCTTGCGCCGTCGTGTATTGCCAATGATTGCGCCTGCAATTCAAACGTGCCAACAACAACTTGCATGAACAAACCGTTTGATTCGCGCGACAGGCTATGACTTACCGCGTCACCAAGCCGCCAAAATTCAACGCCGCGCGACAAGGTGCCAATGTGAATGCTGTTGCCGTCAATGTTTACGGGTTCGGCAAAGTTGTAACCTTCAATTGCCGCTGAACCAAGAAACACAAACGCTTGAGCCGGTGACAATGTTGACGTGTTAATTTCCATTGAAACGCTGTCAAGGTCGTCGGCGGCGAAAATGGTCAGCGCCGCGCCCGTGATTATTTCAATGTCGGTTGTTGTCGTGTTGCCCGCGTCAACGACACCTTGCAAAGTGCCCGGTGAATTCAAAACGAAATCGGTGCCAATGTCGTCGGTGAACATTGGTGTGTTCGGCGCGTCGTCACGAACCCAAAACTGACCAAACGTTGCCGTGTCGGCATTCGCAACTGTGCGTTCTTGAATGAACAGCGGGTTGTAAACAACCGTGCGGTCATTAATCATGTCCAGCACGAAAAACAAACTGCCAAGATTTTGAAATTCAATGTCGCCCGTGATTCTATTCAGAACAAAATTCACGCTGTCGAAAAACATCAACAGGTCTTGGCTGTTGCCAAAACGAATTTGCACGTTGTCTGCCAAGTCAATCGGAACTGACGCAGGCGTGCCAGCTTGGTCAAAAAGAATTACGTCAAGAAACGAATCAGTGACCGGGCCAGTTATGAAAATATCATAACGATTGTTTGCCGCGTAAAAGAAAAATTCTGAACCGTCTTGCGCAATGAACGGGTTCGCCAGCGGTGTCGCAACGTTGTCAGAAAAGATTGTTGACAAGCCGCCGCCCGAAACGTCGCGCACCGTTATGGTGTTGCCGTTCAGTTCGTTGCCGAATTGGTCTTGAATGTTCTGCTGAAATTTTTGCATTACGCCACGTCACCTTTAACTTGCGCCGGGTTGTTGCCGCCCGTGAAAATTATTGAAGCCCCGTTTAATCTTACGGCAAAACCGCCAACACCGCCGCCCTTGCCCCCGCTTGCACCAATAAAACCGTCGTCACCCCAATCAGCACCGCCCGCACCGCCAGCGCCCGCACCGACACCGCCAGCCGCGCCGCCTGCGCCTGCCGCACCTTCGCTGCCGACACCGCCAACAAAGCCGGGTTCTTCAACTGGCGGCCCGTTACACGTCACGCCGCTTGAATCCGCAGTGCCGCCGCCGCCGCCGTTGCCTGTATCAGTACCAAGCCCGCCGCCGCCGCCGCCGCCGCCCGCCGTGCGCGGGCCAAACGACGCGAACGAATCACCGCCGCCGCCCGCGCCTGCGCCTGCAAATATTTCGCCGTTCGTGTTGTCAATAGAAACGTCGTCAAGCGTAATGTTCATTGCATCGCCGCCAGCTTGGCCCGCACTGCCGCCGCTTTTGAACGGAAAAAATATGCAACTTTCTTCGTCTTCACTAAAGACTGACCCATTTATGCCGCTGCCGCCATTGCCGCCGTATCCAAAAATGTGCCCGTTGTTAATTAAAGTCAGCGTTGAATCGGGGTGCATACCGTCAGTTTTGAAAGCCGGGTTGCCATTGCTGGCGCGTACAAAAACACCCGCGTTGATTGTCACCGTCACGTCAATCGGGCCGGGGGGGCCGCCAAGTTCAACGAACAAATTCAGGTCAGTTTCATTCGCGCTTATAACTAACGTGTCAGGCTGCGGGTCTGCAAAGAATGCAAGCGACGTGTATTTATAAATTGACGACGGTTTCAGCGGCTTCGTTTCAATCACCTGAAAGCGTGTTGCAACGGGCAAGCCTAACGCGTCAGGAATTGCGCGCGTTTCAATGTCGTAAACGTCGCCAGTTTCCAAAAGCGGCACGTCTTTCGCGTCAAGGTTAAACGAAATTTCAATTGGCATGTTGCCGAATCTATCAAGCAACCGTTGCGACGTTAATTGAATTTGCACAATGTTGCTTGCATCCATCCAACGCGAAAAAATAACCTTAATCTTTTCGTCATTGAATTTGTTCACGCCTTCTTTGTCAGCTTCAATTTCAAAGTTAACAAGCGAATAGTTTTCAGTTTCAGTTAGGTCGCGCGCGAAGTTTCGAATGCCGTAATAAATCAGCACGCGTGTCAAACGTCGGTTGTTGTCGTCTTTAATTCGCAGTGAATCTGCAAGAATGTTTTCGTCGTCATTCAACATTTCCGTTACTTCGGTGAACGGCGTTTGCAGTTTAAGTTTTATTTCTGAATCAACGTCTGAATACCAAATGTCAAGCAACGAAATTTCAACAATTTCTTTTAATAGTTTTTGCACGCCTGTCGGTTCGCTGATAATTGTTGTCAAGTCGTAGCCTGTCAGGCTGGCCGCTTCTTCAGTTTCCCAATCGGTGAACGGCACAAACGACGCAGGAATATTTGCAAAGTCTTCAATCAAATCTTGGATAACATCAATAATTGGTTCGTCGGTGTATGACAAACAACTTTGCACCGCCACGCCTATGACATGCGCCGCCGCAGTCGTGCCGCCAACGCCGCGCACGACTGTCAACACGTCGCCAGCGCGAAACGTAATGTTCATAATTTCGTCGTCAATTCTACAATTAACGTCAATGTCATAGTCAGGGCCGTCGCCAACGCTGACTGTGCAACTGGTCGTGATTGCATCCATTGCAACCGCCAGCGTGCCGACGCTTGGCGTTGGTGCTTTCGCGCGCGCGTTCTGTGCTTTGCTTAACGGGTCTTTGCCGACAATCTGAACCTTGCCAGTTTTGTCAGGGCCAATGATTTGTTCAATAATAAATTCGCGCGTGCGAAAATTTGCAATGTCAAACGGTTCATCCATGTACCCTTCAAGCACGCGCATTGGTCTGCCGATATAAAATTTCTGTCGCGCTTTTAACTTGCCGAAAAACGTGCTGCGGTCTAACGGGTCATAACTTCTTTCGCGCGTATAGTCGTCAAGCGTCAGGTCGTTTGTCGTGAAGTCTTGCAGGCTGACTGTTATCTTGCCGCGAAATGCTAAACCGCCGCCCGGTTCAAGTCGCGTTGGCCCGTATGAAATATTTGTGATTGCTGGCACCGCGTCAACAATTCCAATTGGCCGGTCAAGCCTGTCAATGAAACGAAACGTGCGAACTTCTTTAATATAATTCGGCGTGTCTTGGCACGTTGCAAAACTGTTAAAACAAAGGTCGTCAGCAATTCCCATGCCGTCAACCACTGCCGTTGTTGTCACCTGATATTTGCCGGGTTCGGTGCCTTCACGAATTTGCGCGCCCCACATTAAAACGCCGTCATTAATCGCCGCAATGAATTCGCCGTTGACAGGAAACGCCGAAGACTGCAAACGAAAACCAATGTGTTCAACGCCCGGTATTGGCAAGCCGGGGGTGAATGTCATTTGCAAACGAAACCAACCGGGTTCAGTAAAACGCGGGTCAACATTTATTGCGGGTTCAATATCGGCGCTAACAAAATAATCGTTCGTCGCGTTGCCGCCGTCAACAAAACTGCCAGCGACCAAATCAAAATTTGCAAAGCACGTTTCAATTCCGGCTTCCCAATAATTCAAACTGACAAATTGAATTTCGTCAGCCTTGAAAAATTCCGAATAAGTATATGTGCGCGTGAAAATCGGAATGGCGGGGCCAACCGTTGTGTCTTGACGGTGAAACTTTTCAATGCTTGTGACTGTCGTTGCAAACAACTTGTCAGCCGTCATTAAACCGTCAGGCGCAAGCGCAACGTTCGCACTGACCGCCGCCGCCGCGAACTGCCAAACGCCCGTGTCGTCAAGCGTTTGGCTTTCTTCAACGTTATTCGTCAGCGCAAGCGTCGCAGTGCAAGGCGAAATGCCGTAACTGTTCGCGCACGCATCAAGGTCAAGTTCAAGAATGTTGGCAGCGCGTCGCCCAACGTCTAAAGTTTTTGTAACAAAAGTCATTCTATCAACGCAATGAAATCAAGTTTAACGTTTAAGTGCGCCGCGCTTTGGTAAGTTGGTTTTGCAACGTTGTCTTCAGTGAAACAATAAGCAACTTCAAACGGAAAATCTACCGTGTTCCACGCATGATAAAAAGGCTGCAACTGCGCGACAGTTAAAAACGGTTCCCAATTAAGCCGCACCCAAGCTGAAGGCACCGCCGAAATATTGAAGCCGGTCTTGGCACCTTTTCGAATTAACGAACGGCCAAGAAAGTCGCCGCCGTCTGCGCGACTGTTAACAAATTTGTCATTGAAGGCAAGGTTCGGGGGTGTCCAACCAGTTTCAGGGCCGCCGAAAAGTCGCAGCGTCGGGCCGATAAAAGCTTGACCAATAATTAATGTTTCGCCTGCGCCAACACCTGTGAAAAACAAACGCCAAACAGGGTGACTTTCAACATCAAAAATGAAAAAGATTGCTTTGTTATTTGCTGGCGTTTGTTCGCTGCCTGCAATGTCGGTGAACACAACGCCGTCGTCACTGTGCTGCAATTTTACTGTGCCGCCAATGTCGCCAAGATTGTGCTTAAACAAACCGAAACCGCTGGCCGCTTCGGCTGTCAAAAAAGTACACGTTAATTGAATATCGCCAACGATTGTTGTTTGCCAACCGCCGAAATACGTCAACCAGTTCGTTGCATTTTCGACAGGAAAGCCCGCGTCTTCAGACGACGCAGAAACAACCGCGTCACTGCGTAGGCAAAGCGAGTCATAACCAATATATGAATTTCCTGCAACCCAAGTGCCGCCCGTACTTATTACAATTCCCATTTTATTTAACTTCCCGTGCCGCTGCCGTCAGGGTCAACATTCAAATTCACGCCGTCGCCAAGTTGGTCGTTAATACTCGCAATCAATTTGCGCGTGTCGTCGGCTGTTATAAGCCCCCCTTCATTCAAACCGTCAATGTTAATGTCAATGCGTTGCGCGGGGCCGCCTGCGCCGCCCTGACTAGCAAGCAACGTGTCAAGGGGCACACCGCCTGCGCCGCCAACCGGGTTATTGTTTATCACTGGAACTGAACCGGCTGCGCTTGGGGTTGTGCCGCCGCCGCCGCCTGAAAACTGCGTGCTGCGAATTGCCTGAATTTGTGCAAAGCCTGCCGCTGCGGTCAACGCTGCAAGTGCGACGTTTATCGGAAACGGATAATCGGCCAACGTTCGCGTCACACCTTGCGCAGTATTTATGACCGCGTTTGCAATTGCCGAAATTTTATTAATCTTGAAAAGCGTCTTGTTGCTTTGTGCAACGCCCTGCGTAATTTTGATTGCTTCGCTTAAAACAAATTTCGTTTTGTTGGTCGCACTTAACTGTTCGAACTGTTCAAGCTTTGACAATCCTTTTTGTGTAATCGCCAGACGTGCCGCCCAAAATTCTTCATCGGAGTCAAGAAACTTGGTGCGAAATTCGTCTTCAGTTAAAAGTTTATTTTCAAGCAACAATTCAAGTTCCGCAATTTCAAGCACGTTTCTTTCTTCTAAAATTTCAAGTTCGCTGCGGTGTGATTCACGAATTGTTTCAAGCAAGCGTTCGCGGTCTTCGAAATCTTTGCGCGCTTTCGTTGCTGCCGCTTCAGCTTGTTTCGCTGCAAGTTCTTGGCCCGCAGTCAAAACCGCAATTTCAACTGCCGCGTTGGTTTGGTCAACAACATCAAGAATGGGTTGCTGATAAAACGCTTCGGTGTTTGCTTTCACTTCGGCAGCAAGTTCGGGGTTAAACGTATTTGCAGCAAAGTTGCCAATGTCAATAAATTCATTTTCTAAATTAGTTTTCAGTTCGTCAAAACCAATGCCGATTAAATCAAAGTCACCTTGAAACGCAGCAACAATCGCTTTGCCAACAAAGCCAAGCACGTCGGCAATTGCGTCAAAAATATTTATAACAACATTGCCTGACACAACCAACGTTTTCAAAGTCGCTTCAAAAATTGAAAACTGTTCGTCAGCTTTCGCAATGCCTTCGCTGCCACTGACCGCAGTGATTGCATTTAACACGTCTGAAAATGCTTGAATGACGTTGCGCAGCATTGGCAACATTCCGTTGCCAAGATTGATTTGAAACGCTTCGAACGCTGACGTTAAACGTTTAATGTCACCGTCTAAATTATCAGTTCTTTTTGCGGCTTGGTCATACGCTTCGCTTGTGCCTGTTATGTCTTCAGTCACGCCGCGAATTGTTTCGCGCTGCGCAACCAAAATGTCAATCGTTGCGACTGACTCAATGCCGAATATTTTAACTTTTTCTGTCACCGACAAATTTGCTTTCGCAAGATTGTCAAGCACGTCGTTCATTGAATTCATAGTTGGGTTGAAGTCGTCGTTCGCTTGAATCTGCAAACGCGTTAAAACTGACCGCAACCTTGAACCGGCAAGTGACCCTTTCAAACCGGCAGCGGCCAAGCCCTGAATTGCCGCGTTCGTGTCTTCGAATGACAACCCGGCCAGCTTCGCAACCGTGCCCGCGTTCACAAGGGCGGCACTTGTTTCGTTTATTTCCGACGCGCCGAATTTCGCACCGGCTGCCAGAATGTTAATGAATTTTGCCGCGCTGTCAGCACCTTCGCCAAATTGGTTTAATGATTCGCCAAGCGCGCTTGCGGCTGTCGGCAAGTCAAGGCCAGCGGCTTCGGCCAATGTCACCGCTGCGCGTGTCGTTGCTTCAAGGGCAACAACGTTGTCAAGCAAGTCAGGTTTGGCGCTGGCAATAAGCTTGAACGCTTCGGCAGCCTGTGAAGCACTTAACGTTGTTGTGCGGCCAATTTCTTTTGACGCTTCGGTTAACTTGTCAAGGTCTGCGCCCGCCGCGCCAGTGATTGCCGCCAAGTCTGAAATTGATTTTTCAAATTCTTTTATCTTGCCGACAGAACCAAAGATTGTTGCAGCAACACCCGCCGCCGCTGCAACCGCGCCGAATTTTGCTAAAGTTTTGACAACGCCGCCAACCGCAGTTTCGACTTTCTGCGCAGACTTGGAAATGCCCCGGTCTTCGCCCCTTAATAAAAGCCGCCCTGTCCAAGTCCTGTCTTGTGCCATTTATTTATTCCTTTCGCTCAATGCCTTGTGATTTGCGATTGTTTCCATTGCATCAACGAACAAATTCGGTTGGTCTAACCAACCCCCGGCCAGCGGCAAAATGTGAACCTGATACTGATTATATATTCTTAATAATTGGATACTCCGCGCAGTCACCAACTGCCGCAAACAAATTGAACTATTAAAATCAATTTCAGGTATGTACCATTTTTCAAATCCAACATCAAAATTTTCGTCGCATTCACAATCACCGCAGTTGAAAGCCTTATAATTGGCCTGCACTTCAACTGCGATAATCAGTTTTTTTCGTCGTCCTCATTTAAAAACGAAACTGAAATTGCATGTGCGCCAACTTCGGCAATGACTTCAATCGGAATTGCTTTAACGTTGTGCCGCGTACACTTCAACGGTTTGCCAGTGCGTGCGTCGTTTACGTTTTCCCATTCCAAAATTGAAATTTCCATTGCGCGGTATAACCCTGCCGGTGCAATGCCGCCTTCGGGTTGGTGAAACGCTTGAATCTCAACCATTTGTTTTGAGTCAAGCGGCTTCACTTTAAACCGTGCCGGTTCGTCACTATCTTTTTCAGAATCCGGCGTGAACCATTCCGGCACAAGGCCGGTCAGTGCTGTAATACTCATGTCGTGCGCCCTTTTTGCTGTCGTGCTTTTTTAGGTGAATGTAAAATTAACTTCGTCGTCGCCTGCAACTTCCGCAAAACCAAGCGGAATGTCGTAAGTTCTAACGCCGTCCCTGTCGCCCGGTGAAACGTCTTTTGTATATGCACCCGGCAAGTCAATCAAAATTCGATTGCCAACCACTGAACCAATCACGCCGGTTGTCACTGCAAGAATATTGCCCTGCGCCAAATCAACAAACGGGTCTTCAACCGCAATCAACACCGCTTCAGGGTCATAACTGCCTTGCACGTCGCGCTGCGTTATTCTGACTTCAGAATAGCCGTCACTTGCCGACATGTCAGGCGGGGTTGCAACCGTGTTCGACATGTCGAACGTTAAAGCATTTATGACTGCCGAAAACCCGCCAATTGAAAACGGTACGCTGATAAGCGGGGGCGGCACGTTGGTTGTGTACACCGGGGCGGCAGGCAGCGCAACGTCAGTCACATCAACCAAATGCCCGGTGAATGTGAAAGAAAGTTTGCCAAGCGCGCCGGTTTCAAGATTAACCGAAAGACTGCCGACGCAGCCAACCATTGTGTGCCGAATGCCGTCTTGGAAATGATAAATCGTCAGGCTTTCTTGGCCTGTCGAAACCGGGGCATATTGCACGTCAGTTGCGCCCGTTATCGTTTCGTCAAATCCACAACCACGCAACAGCGTGCCAAGTTCGGGGGGCACATCAACTGCACCGCCGCTGCCTTTCAGTTCAACGTCAAACGTGATTGCGCGCAGCGTGCCGCCAAACACCATTTGCAACATGCCGATATTTTGGCGAACGGCGGGCCGTTCATTCATGCGCAAGCCTTCATTACTCCAACCGATATTTTCGACTAACTTTGCGTCAATCGCTTCAACCGGCACCGAATCAGTGCCATAGGTAACTTCTATCTTGGCAAGGATAACTTCGCGGTTAGTCAACATTTTCTTTGTCCTTTTCAGATTTGTTTACAGGTTTTTTGCTGGCCTTTTTTGGTTTGGTCTTCGTGCGCTTGCCGTCTTCGTCAACAGTGACGCTGCCGCCAACGCGCGACTTCATTGCCGGGAATAGTTCGGCTTTCGTTTTCGTTTTTGCTTTAACTTTTTTGTCATTCATTTCGACACCTTTAAATTGTTTCCAAATCGTCAATGCTTGTGCGCAGTCGAATAACCCAATTCGTGCGGTACGCAATTGTTTTCTGTTCAGTCGCGTCGTCAAGCAAAGGTTCGTCAGCGCCTTGCGGAATAGTCGTTAAAATAAATGCAAGCCCCTGCGTCACGTCTGCCATTAAAGCGCGGTGAATGTTTGCACGGGCCGCCTGCAACACCGTGTCAAGGGCCGCAGTCGTTAGCTTGTTGTAATAATCCACGAACACAACAAATTCCCAATCAATAAAACGAACGTTGTCGGGGCCAAGATCACCAAGCGGTGTGTCTGGCCCGTATGTCAAAACATACGCAGGCAAGTCGGCACCCTGCCACGGGCCAACACGCGCACGCACAACCGTTGCACCGTCTGCAATCACGGTTGCGTCAGCGGCAATGTTTGCTTCCATTGCCACAACAGCCTGTTCAAAAAGCGTTGTCATTCAGTTAAATCAAATCCAGCAAGTCAGCCTTCGTTGAACCCGCGTCGTGTTCAATATCGTTGGCAACCAAGTACGCAACAATTTCAGCTTTCGTGTTGTCCATTGAAACGCCTTCGTCGTCGCCGCCGCCGTTGCCGCCGTTGCCGCCTTTCGCTTCAACACGCGCAGCATGTCTTTCTTCAGCTTCGTCAGCATTGTCGCTGCGGTCTGTCACTTTGGCCGCTTCTTGCGCAACAAACTGTTGTTGTGGCGTTTGGCCGTCTTCGTCAGTTTCAACGAAAGCGTAACCGCTTGTGCGGTACTGCGCCCAATCGGAAAGCGCGATGTTAACAATTTCGCCGCTTCGCTTGCCGTTCTTGTCTTCTTTCTGCATGTATGTTTTTGACATTTCTTTAAGCCTCAATTAATTGAAAAACGCGCAGCGAACTTT